GGCTTCCCACCAGTGAACTTGCATCTCTACGGTAAATTCTTCAATCGTATCTGTTGTCTCGTAACTTAGATCAATTGTTGAAATATTGGTTGGGAAAATGTCCCAGAATTTGTATGAACGAAGTATTGAACCATCACGATCCAACTGATGTACAAACGCATCTTTATGATATTCATCTGGGTCAGTTAATCCTGTGGCATCATCTAATTTGTTAATGACGTTCATCCATTTTTCCATTGCTGAACGAATTACAAAGTCAGTGTCGTTAATAACTGTAATAGTCCATGTTTCAAATGTTCTATCACCTGCTACTTTTAAAATACGACCTCTGAATGGTATTTCGACTGGTGCAATGGTTGATGCTGGTAGAGCAGCTGCTTTTACAAGAAATCTTGCTTTCTGCAAAACATCATTGGAGATTGCAACTGCATCTGGAAATGCTAACTCTACCTCAAAGAGATTCGGTCTAGCACCTCCACCAGTTAATTTGCTTTTGAAATCTTGAATCTTCCTTAAAGGAATATTATTGATTTGTTGACGGGATGGCATAATTGAAAACCTCTACTTTATTAAACGGAACCGATCACTTCTTCAAATGATACGCCAGTTCTAGTGGCGATGAATGTAAGACCAATGAAGTTAATTGACCTTGCAGGTTTAACAAAGATATCTGCTACGAATTCATTATTATCTATAACAGAAGCAGTGTTATTTGTTTCATCGCAAATAACAACATAATCTTGAATACCTCTCTTGGATTGAACATCACGTAAGAAAGGTTCAACAATATTCACAAAGTTTGCCCTTGTGATTTCATCATTGAATTCAAATAATTGATCTTTTGCTGCCGCTGATATTCCATCTTCAAGGAAGATAAACAATCTACGGACATTAATACGATCAAATGCAGATGATTTAGCAAATCCAGTTTTATCACCAAACAATACAATACCTGCACCAGGTGAGAATATGACTGGATTTATTCGGTTTGAATACAGTCTATCTCTCTGCAATTTAGTTGGATTGTATGGAAGTTTAACTGCATTTAGAATTGCACCTCTATCTGTACCTGCTGGTGAGAACCAAGGGAAATCATTAATATCATTTCTTGCACAAGTTCCAGCAATGTCACCATTTAGTGGAACATATCTGAAAGTATTGTTAAATCTATCAAACATGTATTTGTAACCACTGTCAAATACCGCGAAGGTAGTTGAACTTATTGTACCATAAAAATCAATAACATTGTCAGTTATTGTTGAATCGCTTAAAATAGTAGCAGCTGTGTCAATATCTGTGTCTGAAATCATTGCTCCTCTATGTGGAGATATGAATGCGACTGCATCTTTTCTCACTTCTGCAACTGCGATTAATTTTTCTGCAAGTGCTCTTGTGGAATCCTGACCATATTTTCCAGAACCCATAAGTAAGAAATCTACATCAACAGTAGTGTCATTTTCAAACTGACCATAACCACTAATTAGATCATCTAGTCCAGAGTCTAATGCACCAGTACTTGTTAAACCAGTTTTACCTCCATAATTTTTTCCATTATCTAATTGTAGGTTTTGTGATCCTGAACTATTGAAAATAATTCCCTCTGCATCCTGATCCCAACCACCAGAAGTAACTGCATTAAATTCACTCGTGAAACCTGTGGTTGTAACTCCAATTGGACTTCCACTTAATCCAAAGATATTTTCAGAATTAGTGTAAAGATACTTTCTCCAATATGATGGTGCACCAACTGAGAATTCAGCATCTTTTGCCTTTGAAAGACTAAGATGTTTTTCTAAGATTGTTCCAGAGTTTCCTGTAACTGTTCCTTTTGAGTCAATAACAACTACATGAACCTCATCAAAACGACCACCTCTTGCAGCAGCGTAACTTGATGTACCTGGTTTATCTGCAATTGTATTCCACTTTACTGTTGTTTCTGTTGAAGTTCCACCTTTTGTGGCAGTTGTTGTTACGAAGGTTTGATTGTCAAACCAATCTGCTGCTCCTGTATAAGATGTTGTTCCGTATGCGGTGTTTACACCAGCAGTGTGGATTGCAACAGACCCAGTATTACTAAACTTGTAAACACTATTTTGATCTTGTGTAGTCTCTGTTCCATCAGCATCTACGTGAGATAAAAACTTAACATCTATACTGCCTGTTGAGTCAATTTTAGTAATTATACCTTTAAAGTGACCAGTAAGTGTACTTATTCCTGTTGCTGATGATATTGTTGTGTTAGCAGGAACTGCCTGTGTTACACCCATACCAACCACTGCATTATTAAATACAACTCCACTTAAACCACTTAAAGTTTGGTCAGCAGCACAATCTAAAATGGCAACTCTAAGTCCGTTTGCCCAAGTGCCTGGATTTCTTGCAGCGACTACAGCACCACTAAATGTATTTTCTTGATAACCTAATTCAGTGTAATGATCTGTACTCTTAATTTTTACGCTTGTTGATGTACCTCCACCAACTGCATTTTTCAAACCATTATCATCTGCTCTGATGACACTTAATACACCACCGTATGCTAGGTAAGACGAACCTACCATCCAAGTTTCATAATGTTTATCTACTTCATATGGTTTTCCAAACTGATCAACATACTCATTTTCACCAGTAATCGTTACGGGCACATCAACAGGTCCTTTCTCGAATGGTCCTACTATACCACCAATTTTACCTGTTGATCCATCGATTCTACCAATGGTTAAATCGACTTCCCTTATGAGAATACCAGGAGATGCTAAATTTAATGCCATCCCTTACTCCGTCATTTTTGTTCTGAAAATATTTATTCAAAAGGGTATTTTCATTGGGGAAACTCTGCACGAACTACCAATCAGGATACTGCCAAAGATTACTTGCCTTCTTTGATTTAATTCTTGTCTTTGTACACTCCTTACATTCATATGAATAAGAAGACATTAATGTTCGATTTTTTCTTGTTACATAAAAATCTGTTGTTAAACTTTTAATACACTTACACACACGACATTTTCTCTCAGTAAATATGAGATGTTCTAATTTAAACTGATCATCTAATTCCATTTTCTATATCGTCCAAATATTTTATCCACCAATCAGGATCCTTTTTCATTTTCCAATTAGGAACCTCCATTCCTCTTTCAGAGTACCACTCAATCAAGGTGTCGTCAATCATCTGAGATATTCCAATACTCCTCTTCCTTTTCATCAACATCTGCATACGCATCTGCCAGATACGGTCCGTGTGGTTTTTTAGATTCTTCTTTAACATACGTAGATTCAGCATTTGTTGCAGATAACCATAGAGCGAGTTTCATAATAATGAATATTATTGCAAGGGGTAAAAAGCAAGCAATCAATATAGCAGGTTTCATAATACTTGCATCACTCCTACTATTTCTGGAAAGGTTTGTGTAAGGTGTCTTTCAATTCCCATTCTTAAAGTTTGAGCACTCATCGCACAGGACTCACAAGCACCACTTAATCTAACTTTGGCAATTGCTGCCTTATCACCTTCCTTGACACCATAATACATTCGAATATCTTCGTCTAAATTAAAATCAATTTCCACAAGTTCTAAATGTCCACCATCTGATTCGATGTATGGTCTAATATCATTCAATGATTCGTTTACTTGTTGAAGTGTGATAGTCATATTCTTTCCAATTTAATTTAATTCCCTTGTGAGCTAAGAGAACCAACTTTGTTTGAGTCATTTTTTTACTGTAAAAGATGATATTATCATCTTGCAGTCCTATGTCACCACTCATAAATCCTCCAATAAATTGACTTAATATATCCCTTCTCTTACCAAATATATCACATAACTTAATTATTTACAAGTTTAATGTTTGCTTTATATTTCATTTGTTACATATAATCCCACATATAAGAGCGATCTCCATACTCATCTGCATACCATCTTTCTCCGTCTTGATCTACAAAAGAGTTGTCATCCAATCCTGTTTCTATAAAACCAAAGGGTGCCATATCCTGTTCAATTTGATTTTTCTGCTCTTCGTATATTCTCTTTCGAATATCATTATCTGTCATTTCCTTGAAGTAATCCTGCGCAACTAACCAAGCAAATATTACAAGACACATTGCTAAGTCATCATTACATCCTTCCTCTGCTTCAAATGAGTTATGCTTCTGAGCAAATGTCGTCAGTTCAGATATAATTTCATAATCACAAGTCAATAACTTATTATCCTCAATCATTGTCTTTAAATTACTACAACCAAGTTTTTTGACTGCTGCGGTTGTTCTTACACCAAGTTGAGTTTTCTTTCCTGAAAAACCTTGACCCACTATCTGACCATTACGTCCTCTCATCGATGCCATCAATAAATTTTCATACTCTAAATCATATTGAAGTATACTTGCAACTTGGTCACCAATATCATTTACCTCAACTAACAGGTATGCATTATTATATCCCTTTGCAACATCAAGTATCACATTTGGAAAGAGCATTGGTTTAATTTCATTATTCCGATACTTTGCTACAACCTTATAAGGAAACTGAGTGACATCAAAAACAATAAATGCCGAGTAGTCATTACCTAATCCTCTTGCCACATCAACAGTGATTATGTAATTATGATCCTTTTCTGGGTTTTCATATATGTCAAGTCCTGCATTTTTAGTGATTGGATTATCATATACCATATTTCTCAATACAGCAGGATTGATAAGAGTATTAACAGAACCTAAGAACTCACACTCAAACTCAACTTTGAACTGTTGCTCTGATGTGTTTGCAATTGTTTGCATTTTCCATTCTTCATCACGACCAGGTACTTCTGACCAATGAACATCAGTTGGCACATATTCATTTTTACCTCTTTCAGAATCATGCCACATACGGTAAAAATGATTCATACCACGAGGAGTGGATACAATAATTACCTTTGTATTTGTACCTGATGAAATTGTAGGATAAACTGACGCAAAGAAATCATCTGCAACATGATTCGGAACGAAAGCAAATTCATCTAAGAATAAAATATTAAATGACATACCTCGAACAGCACTTGCAGATGTAGATGCTGCTAATATTTTCGAACCGTTTTCTAATTCTAACGAACCTTTATTCCAAGCAATAATACCTTGTTGCATCCACCTTGGTAGATTTTCATATGCAGTCTGCAATCTTCCAAGAAGATCCATTGCAATCTTTGCTTTGTTCGCAAGAATACCTATATTAACGTTATCATTGAATACCGCATAGTGTAAAAGATAAGATACCACAGTAGTAGATTTACCAGTCTGTCTTGGCATCTTGCAGATATTAAACCTGTTTTCATGAAAGTTCCTCACAAGTTTTTCTTGAAAAGGATATAAGTCAAATGGAACTAATCCTTTATCAAGGGATACTATCTTTATATATTTCTTTGCAAAATAAACAGGATCCTCCTTACACTTCACAAACTCAATTATTTGCTCTTGAGTAAAATTAATTGAAGTGTTTGCTTTTTTTAGATTCGGATTGCCAAGATATACATTATCAACCATAATCTATTCTTCTTTATTATCTAAGTAATCAGCAACTCCATC